TGAAGTTCTTGCCGGCTGCCACTTGAGATGGGACACTCGACGTGTGAGCCGCGCCAGCAGGCGACGAATTGTTGTCGAGGCCGTGTGTGTTCGCCGTGTCGCCATACGAACCCAGGTTCGTGTAATTTGGCGTTGCGCCTGTTACCCGGTTGGCGGTCACATAGTTGGCATCGGCTGTGGGTTTTAGGTTACGCCAGCACAATTCCAACTCATCACGCGCGGGCAGGTACCAATCGGTTCTCGACGCAATGCTCAGGTTGTTGCACCAGTGCGCTGCGGGGTAAACAGTGCTGGTGTCTGCCGCGACCATTGCCAAGGTCGCCTTGCGGCCTTCGGACAATGTGCCGCATGCAGCGGGCGCAGCCGTTTGGGCGTTTTTGTACTTCAACGCTGTGTTTTCACCTGTTGACTTGGGGGCCACGATGACACGGTATTGCGCCATGATCGACCAGTCAGTGAAAGTGCCTGAGCCACCCACGCTGGTCACGTTGAGTGTCAGCGACGTGCCCGGTGCGCCAGTCACAACGCCGATCATTTTGTTGGCTGGATTCGCGCGACTGCGCACCTCCAGTGTCTGGCCGCCATACACAATTGGCGTGCTGGTCATGTCTGGCACGGTAAACGCTTTTGTGCCAGTGCCAATGGTCGTGCTTGTGCTTGACTGCACAAGCTCATTCCAAATCTGCCCCGTGTAAAACCCACCTTCAAACGCATCACCAAACGCTGCAGGGGTGGCGGCTGGTGTGTCGATATAGGCACCGAAAATGGCGGCAGTGGTGAAACTGGATACACCCCAGGCGCTTGCACCCAGACTGGTGCCACGGTGCAGCACAGCGGGGTAATAGGTGGTGCTGACAGATAAAACGCCTGCAGCAACAGCCCAGCTTGTCTTGCTGCTGGTGCTGGCGTACAGCGATGCCACTTTGGTGCCAGTGCGGTTGGGGCCAGTCCACAGCTCCCAGTCGGTGTTGAGGTGGGTATCGGCCAGGCCCACGGTGCCAAACGCACTGCTGGTGATGGTGGGACCGTCTGCTACGCCTGTTGCCCCGCTGGCTGGGCTGGTGATGCTGGGTGTGGCTACCGCTGCTGGCAACACGGTCAGGGTAATGTCGCGGTCGATACCGTTGGTGGTCACGGTCAGGGTTACAGTTTGCCCGGTGCCCGGTGCCGTAAATGTCACCGTGTCGCCGGATACAGAGGCGCTGCCTGCACTGGCGCTGACTGAGTAGCTGCTAAAGCTGTCAAAGTCGGTGATGGTGTAGGCAATGACCTGGTTTTGGTAGATGGTGGTGGTGCCAGACAGGGTGGTGGATGCGCCAGATGTCAGCACAACATTGCCGCTGCCCAGTAGGCTGTTGCCGTTGACCGTGCGGATATTGGTGCCGGACACCAGTACACCCTGCACTGTCACCGCCCCGGTTGCGCCGTTGACGCTGGTGACACCACTATCAATCACCAAGTCCGTGCTACCCAACAAGCTGTTGCCGTTGACGGTGCGGATGTTGGTGCCGGATACCAGCAAGTCCTGCTTGCCGGACAAGTCCTGATCTCCGGTGTTTGTGCCGCTTAGGGTGGTGATGCCCAGCTTTGTCTTGATCGTGGCGATGGTTTCATCACCGGTGTTTGTGCCGCTAAACGCAAGGTTTGGCACATTGTTTAAGCCGATCTGTTCCTTTGTTACGCCGTGCGGGTTGCTGGTGTTGGTACTATGGGTTGTCAGGTCTGCCCCGTCAGCCTTCGCCGTCAAAGCCCCCGCAGTCACCCGCGCCTGCACCCTGTCACCCGCCAGAAACTGCGAAGCCGCAGCGCCTTCCACGGCACGAACAACGGTCAGCATATTGCCCGTGACAGCAGTCACCCGGACCACTTCATGCTCGCGTTCCTCAGCGCCAGTCTGACGGTACAGGGTCAGTAGCAGATAGTCGCCACCCGTCAACGCGGGCAAGCCCGCAGCGCTGGCAACATTCAAAAACGTGTCGGATACACCAAACGTCGCGGCCACCGTCGTGGCGAAGTTGTTGACGAATTTCTGAGTCATGCTTTCACCTTCAGTTTGAAGTCCGGCCAGCGCACCCCATGCACATTGACGGGGTCAAAAGTTACCAAGTGCGCTGTATGGCTGCCCACGTCCGCTGCGGTCAAAAGGTCGCCGATGGCGATCTCGACAACCCCGTCGGCTTTCTCGGTAAACCTGTCAATATCAGTGAATGATTTGCCACTGGACAGATTCAGGACGTAGCCCGTGATAGCCAGCAGAGACACAAATTCCCCCCCACGAACCATTTGCAGGGAGAACGTGTTATCCCTGCCTGCATACAGCGTCTCGGTAATCATGTTTAGTCGTTGATTTGGTAGAACAAATCGTCAACCGTCACATTCGCGCCGATACCCGTCACGGTCTTGCCGGTGCCGTAGTCACGCGCCACCAGGATGTTGCCGGTGTTGTTGAGCGTGGTCGAGATGACAGCCCAGCGCAGCGTGTTCCAGTTGTCCACCGTGGTGGTCCAGGTCTGGTCAGTGAGGCGCACGCGGATACCACCCACTCCAACTTCAACAGTCCAGTCCGCCGGGGCCAGCGTCTTCGCTGCGTAGCCGCTACCAGTCTGTTCGTTGGCCGCGATGTCGGTCAACGTAGTGGCCTCGGTGATGGCGGCTTCATCCTTGTACAGACGAAGGTAGAGATTGACGGGAGCTGCTCCGCCAGAAAAGTACGAGGCCAAAATACCGGTACGAAGCTCTTGAGAAACGAGATTTGCCATGATTTAAGTATCCTGAAGTGGAGTATCAATAGAGAGAATCTGGGTCGCAGAACGAATTTCCAGCGCCCAGTTGTTAAGCAGCGGGTCAAGAAACCCCTGCACGATGCCGCCTTCGAGCCGGCCGCCCGAGGCGATGCCGCCTGTTGACAGGTTAGAGGCCAGAATGCGCGAGTCAACCAACCAGACCGCACTCCCCGTACCGCCACTTAACACTGCGAAAACCTTTTGTGAGCCTCCAGCCGCGTGACCGGACTCAACGTACCCATATATCCTTGCTGAGATGACGTGCCCTGCGCCCATTGAGCAGTCTCCAGTTACGCCATCGCTCAGCACACTGCCAATGCGCCAGGCGCCGTCCTGGCTGTGGTCGCTCGAAAGACCGCCATCAAGCTGCGCTGAAACCACCAGCCGGCTGTCAAACAGGTCAGTGCCAGTAAATCCAGATGTCAGGGGTATGCTGGTCTGCAACGCACCATCTATGGCGCTTCCAGACTGCACAGTGCCCTGTAGCATTGCGCCAGAGACTAGAGAGCCTGATGCAAACCCTGTAGTGTGAATAGAATCCTGAAGTCTCACGCCGGCACGCAAGGCGCCGTCCAGCGACGCTGAAGAACTGGTTTCACCCTGTAGCCTTGCGCCTACCCGGATACCGGCAGCAACGCCGCTTGCGCTGTACACGGCCCCAGCCATAGTTTGTGTGGCGGCAATACCTGCACTATTGGTTGTGTTGGTAGATTCGGCACCACCAGACACCAACACACCAATACGCCACGCGCCAGACATCACGGAGGCACTGAAGACTCCAAAATTTCCGTAGGATGAAAGCCTGATGCCGGAGGAGAACTCACTATTGCTACCCAGCCCTCCGTTCAGGTGCGGACTGATACGAAGCACCGGTGAGCCGATGGCCCCAACCTGAATGATGCCGTCCTGTAGCCGTGGTGAAATGTCGATCTCGTGCCCAACGGTGTGCGTCCCCAGAATGCCACCTTGCAACAACACCATGGCAACCAGTGTTGAATCAACAAACGAGCCCGAGTCAGCGCCATCGACAATATGCAGACCGGTGTTCATTTCTCCAAAGACGTCACCTATCGAATGCACCCCGCCAGAGCCCAGATACGCGCCGCCTTGAAGAGACGCACTGGTGAAGCCCGTGGATTCTAGGCCCCCATTCAACCCGGAGCCATGAACAACACCGCCGCTGACAGACCCGGTATCACCCACAGTGTCCGCAGACTGTAAGCGAGGGCTTGACTGCAACTGCCCGCCCACTGTGCTCGCATCTTCAACCCCGCCAACCAACCCTGGTGCCCGACCCAAGTTAGACTGAACCTCAGACAACCCAGGAACTCCGCCCATCAGCCGGGCGGTCATGAAATACTTGGCATCTACCGAAGAACTGCACGACGCACCGCCCTGGAGCGCTAAGGACACCCGCCCTGACATGTAGGGCGTGTTCTCAATACCACCCGTCAGCACCGCCCCCGACACCAACGAAGCCGACAGCAGCAACGAAGCCACAATGCCCCCCGACAGCCAGGCGTTGCTGCCCCCGCCAGATGCCGCGTTGACGGCGAAGCCGTTGATCTGCCCCTTGTTCACGCTTTAGCCCTGCTGCGCCACAGACGAGGTGTTCGGGTTGCCCTTGGACGTGGGCGCGAAGCTGGCCGTGGACTTGAACTCGTTGCCCAGGGCATTGCTGAACAGCGTGTAGTGCATCTGTGCGCGGTTTGAGTTACCAGCGTACTCGGCGTCTTTCAGGTAGATTTTGAACAGCGCAAAGTCAACCACGGCGTTTGCGTAGATGTCAGGCACGCTGATGTTGCCGGTCACTGCGGTGTAAAGCGACCCATCGGCGACAGACGTAACATCCGTCGGCGTGGCCGAGTACACAATGTCCAGGGACGCGCCCGCCGCTGCCGGCTGATACACATAAAACACCTTGGGGTCGCGGATGTCATACATGTAATGCACCGGGTTCAGCACCCCCGGAAGGTTGTACCACCCTGGTGTCTGTGCGTCCAGAATCTCGCGGTTTGTCAGACGGATGGACGCGCCGTTAGTGTTGCGCGGAATGTCGATCAACTTTGTACCATTTGACGGCAGTGTTTGCTTTGGTCCAACAACCAACGGCATCGTGGCGTTTGTCACCATCGCATCAGGTCGATACAAAATGACCTCCCTCTGCGCATCGTTGATGGCCCGGATGATCTCGTTGACCGGCCACCGGATAGAAGTCTTGTCCTGGGAGATGTCCACGATGCGTTGCACCAGGGATTGAGCGGTTGTAGTCATGATAGGTCCTAAAATTAAAAAGCTCTACTTTGCACACGCCGTGTTGACTTGACCCGACCGTACTCAGCCTCTATCCTGGCCTTACGCGTAAGCATAAGCGCCTTCGACATCTGCTGCATAGCCTTGGCGGGGTCGCTGTACGCCTGGCCATCCACCGAATAAATACGGTACAAAGCTCCGGCCACCACCGGGTCTACCCACAGGTCGAATAGGTCGTCCTGTACACTCGTAGCCGAGCGCGTTGGGCTGAACGCCACCTCAACGAGAACTGAGTACACCCTGTCTGGCGTCGGGTACAACTGAAGCATCCCCTCGGAGTCCGTCCTGGAGACGTAATACGCTCCGGGCCGTCCACCTGCCTGGGTGTCCACCGGTGAATCCGCTGATGCTGCGGTCTGCAACTGCGAACCGTCACAGAATACCCGTAGCACCCGAGCGACCCGCTGTTGGGATGGCGCCTCCAGATCGTACTCACGCACCCCGGCCACCGTGGTGAATACGTCGGCAAACTGCCGTACTGCCATCGACTCCTCACAGAATGCAATAGCCGAGTCCGTCAGGGCCTGGACCGCCGTAGGCTCCGGGCAGCCCAGTGCGTAGGGCAGAACTCGTGGAAGAAACGCAGACAGAGCTTTCATGGGTCCCCAATAAAAAAGGCCGGATGTTGTCCGGCCTGATTTTACATTAGCTTACGCGCTTACACCACAGTGTTCAAGCGGCTTACGATATGATGCAAACGGCCAGAGACTCAGGTTTAACTACCTTGTAGCCAAACACGTTCAGGCTACGGATGTAGTCGCCGAAGTCATTCTGGTTACGAAGCGTCTCCATCTTTGTGATCTGGGACGCAAACGTAATCGCCGTCTTGTGGCCCGCCACAATGATGCGCCGTTTGGCTGCGTTGGTCGTAGCCGAGATGCTGGTCTCGTTACCAGCGCCGGACGTCCACACTGTCGCGTTAGCAGCCGCGTAGGGGAGCTGGTTGGTCACGTAGGTGGTGAACCGGTCAATGGTACCAATCTTGCCGTTGCGAACCATAGAGGTGCTGTCCCCCATGAACTGCGCCTGGGCCAGATTGGTGTTCATCAACAGTGCGCGCGTTGCGGGGTCAATCCACAGCCAGCGGTCCGTCTCAGGCACGTTCTGCTCATCCAACACCGAAGCCAACTGAAGGATTTTGGTCAGCACGTTGGAGGCATCGCCGGCGGTGGCGTTGATGGCGATCGGGGAGCCCGAGGTACCCAGCGCATACGCGCCAGACTTGGCACCGGCGGTTGCGCCCTGGTTGGCGGCGGCGGCGCTAAAGATCGTGTTGTACACCACCGTGGAGTCGATGGCGATCTTCATCTGCATACCGGCGTCGGTGCTGAACATGTCCAACAGGTTCGGTTTAGCCTGGAACTCCAGCACGTCGTTGATCTGGAACGCGAAGGCTTTGGCCTTGTCGATCACCATTTCCTGCACGTCGGCCTGCGGCACCTGGTAATTCAGACCAGCGCCACCCACTTGATAGTCAGTCACCGTGATGGTCGGTGCCGTGTGGATGATGACCTTGTCGCCCATGCCGCTGATCTCGCCTTGCCAGTTGGTGTTGGCGCACTCGGCGAAGACCGTCGAGTTGTAGAACTTGGCGTTGAGCTTGGCCGACCAAACGCTGGGGATGAAGTTGCCGGACGCGGGTACGGCGGTGTTAAACGGCGCATTTACGGGAAATACGGCGGCGCTATTACGGGTTACTGCCATGGTGGGCTCCTAAAAATGAATGGGGGTTAAGCGACGGTGACGCGATGGAAGTCAGCACCGTTGTTCGTGCCGCAGGCCAGGAACATCGCGGAGCCCTGGGCGGCCAAGGTAACGGCGGCGTTCAGCGTGCCGGCGCTATTGATGGCTGTGATGGTGCCGCCAACGGGCGGGTAAATCTTCAGGGTGTTGGTGGCCACCGTGGAGGTGACGACCACGATGGAGCCCGCAGGGAGCGCCGGCAGGGCGGCCATGCCGCTTGCGGCCATCGTGGTAACGATGTTGACCATGCCAGGCAGGGTCTGGTTGGCCACGGCTGCGGCCTGTGTGTCGGTCGTGTTGGTGACCGTAACTGCTTTTTCCAAGCCGCCAATGGCGGCTACGGGGGACGATACATTTGCCATTTTGAAAAACTCCAAATTGGCCGCCCCCGTGGGTCACATCACCTGATGCGTCCTTCAGCCAGAGCGGCGTTGATTAACGACTCAATTCGCGCGTACTCGGGTGCGCTGTAAACCCCCCGTCGCCCGTCGTCATAAAACTTCGAGACCTGGGCCTGTGTTATCACAGGGCTTCCTGTAGCCACTGGGGCCACTGTCGATGCGCCTTTCGGGCTCACCATCGAGGCCAGAGGGTCTGCCGCTTTGGGGGCCTTGGAACCGCCGGTATAGGCGTTGAACACTGCTGCCACCCGATCTACATCGAGCCGCTGCTGCGCCGCCGCCAACGCCTGCTGCCGTGGTACCCCGTAAACCGGGTCTGCCTCTGCCAACCAGGACAGGAACCCCTTGTCCGTGTTGACCTGTGACCAGTCAGGCACGCTCTTCGACAACCGCTCAAAAAACGTCTGCTCCGCCGTCACAGCCAACTGGGTACTGGTACCCTTGAGCTGCTCCGCCATCGCTGCAATCTGAGCCTCCATCGCGGCGTTCTTGGCTGCCAAGTCCCGTGCGGTCTGACCCATAGAGGTCTTCGCCACGCGGTCCACCATGCTCACCAAATCTTCGCCAAAGCTCTCGACGTCCTTCGGGTCCACCACGCTCACTGCCTGGGCCTGCTGCGCCTTCGCTGCGACCTCCAGCCTCGCCATAGCGGACTGCAGCTCAGCTTCCAACGCACGCACCTGCTTATGCAGAATCGGCACCTCAGCGTCGTATTTACCCCTGAGCACGTTGAATCGCTGCTCCCAAGGCTCATCACGGACGACGGGCGCCGGTGGCGCTACGGGTTCCGGCGGTGCCGGGCTCTGTTCGGGTTCCGGCGGGGCTGCTGCTGCGAACACATCCTCCGCTGGTTGGGCGCCTGACCCGGCGTTAACTTCTGCGAGGGTTGCATCAGCGGCGTCTAGCGCGGCCTGCACCTGATTTGGCAATGCCATAAATTCACTCCAAGCCGGATACCCGGTGTTTGGTTACAACGTGCCGCTGTCGCGGCGTATTCAGTTACCGCTTTACAGCGGCTGGTGCCTTGTCCAACAGCGTCTTCATCGTTGCTAGTAATCCTGCGCGGCCTTGCGACCTGCGGAGCCAGTCAATATCGACAGCCTGTGTCAGCACCTGAAATTCAGAGTCAAGCTCGTTGTCAATCCACTCGCGCAGCTTGGTGCGCGACAGGAAATCAAACAGTTCCAACTCTTCACTCTTACTCATGTCGCGTTTATACCACAGACGATAACGCGTAAGCAACGCTGCTTAACACTTTTTCTTTGCCTGTGGCATTTTTGCCTCGGCCTTCTCGCCTTTGGCGTAAGCAGCTTTGCCTACTTTCTTTTCGGCTTTTTCCTCTTTGCCAGATTCTTTGCCTTTGAACATGAATGGGGGTTTTGTAGCCATGGTTAACCTTGTGGTGCGGGTGATGCGGTGTCCGTTATGGGGCTGCCATCGGCCAGGACCTGGCCCGACTGTGGCCCCGACGGGGGTGCTGGCTGCTGCCCTTGCTGCGGAGCCTGTGCTGCTTGCTGTTGCGCCATCACAGCCTGGGCCTGCTTGATCTTCAGTGCCGAGAGCGAAGGAACAACGGAGTCTGCATTCATGTTCAAGTTAGCCGCCAGCTCCCGCAGAATGGCTGCGCGCCCCTCGACGCCAACGATCTGGGAATCCAGCGGATTGGCTGTAGCCTGCAAGAATTGCAGACGCGACTGGTTTGCCGACTCTTTCACCTGCAAACTCAGCGCCCCACGCGGGATGATCTGCAAGTCGCCCCGGTATTTGAACGTCGGGTCGTACTGAATCTTGAAGTCGAACGTGGCCCGCAGGTTGGCCGACGTGATGTGCAGGTCCAGGCTGGTCACCAGCGACTTGATCACCTTGCTGGCGTTGCCCACCATCATTGACAGCCCAGACGCCGTGCGCCCGGCCCCCGGCGTGCCCTCAGTTCCCGTCATGTAACGCGGAATCCCACTGTACTCATCAGCCATCAGGCTGAACTTGTCATACACACCCATCAGCTCACTGGCGTTGCTGCTGGGCTGAAAAAACGTAATGGGCGCCGCCGACGACCCCATCGGGTCGGCACTGAACTGCCAAATTTTCCAGGGGTACATTTCCGTCAAATCGTCGCCTGGGGGTACCCGGTCAATGTTGACTGCCACCTGCGGCCCAGAGCTGATACCCAGGTTGTTGGCCAACGCGCGCGCTGCCGAGTTGCACATGCTCACGCAGTCCTTGATCAAGTCGTACAGGCTGTTGTGCCAGAACGCGCCAGGGACCCGGCTGAACCCATCGCTGTAATACGGACGCCGGGCCAACGGGTCCGGGTTGATCACGCACTTGATGACCCACTGACCAATCAGCCAGCACTCCACCGGGTACTCCTTGGCATCGTCCGTGGTGTCCTTCATGCCCCACTCGCGCAGCATCTTGCCCGACACCGTGTCCCAGCACTGCAACGCATCTATGAGGTCCGCGCTGTCCGCCCCCATACCTGTATCCCGGTTCTCCGCGTTGGCCTTCGCCTCGTCCACTGTCAACCATTCGCGCAGGCCACCGGTGCCGTGGGAGTCCAACACCGCGCGTATCGCGTCCTCACTATACCCATCAACGCCAATCATGGCACTCAGCTCGCCCCGGCTCAACCGGTGGCGCTCAATCAAATACGCGTCCTGCACGTTTTTGGCCCACGCCGCTGGGTACATCATGAACGGGTCAACGCACTCCCAGCGTAGTTTTTTTACAACAGTCACCACGGGTTTGGATGTCCCATCGGGCTGCGGCTGCCACACCAGGTTGGGCTCGTTGCGCACGATCGGACCCTTCAGGAACGCCGACTTGAACGTCGTCAAGTTGTCCAGGAAGTCGTCAATCGCGTTCAGGTACCCGCCCTCCAGCAACAGGTCCTCGATGTAATTCTCGGCCTCCAGCGCCTCGCTACGGGCCTGCTCCATGACAGAGTGCTCCACCCGGTCCTTGGCGTCGCGCATCAGCCCCCTGACGTCCTCAATGCTCATCCCCTGGCCCACCAGCTCGGCCTGCTGCACCACCTGAGTGATGCCCTGCATCACCTGCTCCATGTCTTCCTGTGGCAGCTCTGGCTTCGGGCTTGGCCCCAGCGTCCACGGCTTGTTCGACCCCGAGCCGCCCATGACGTCCACCAACAGGGCCTTGGCCTGGCGCGCCTTGGTAGCGAAAAGCATCATGTAGATTTGGGAACCCCCATTGGACGCCAGTTTGGCCTCCAGGTCCGCCGGGTACCGTCCGGCCTTGGCGCGCACCGCTTCAAGCATGTCCTGCTCGACCTTCTGTTTGGCGTCCTTGGCCTGGCTCCAGTGGCCTCGCAAGTGCTGCACCAAGTTGCTTACCACCTCCTGGTTGCCCGCTTCCGTAGCGCGCGCCACAGCGGCAGCAGTGGCCTCTTCGGCCAACGTGGTCGAGAGGTTTTTCATGCTTGTCAGCCCGCCGATGTTGATCTGCTTGGGTTGGGCGTACAAATTCGGTTCTGGGGGCACCCCGAGCGCCTGGTCGGGGGTCTGTAAGCCAAGGGCCATGGTGCTTGCCTAAAGTGATGTGGGTAGCGTCGATATTATCACGACGACGCTTACGAGCTTACGCGTACAAATAGCTCGACCTGACCACTTTCCTGGCCGGTTCCCGACGCAAATAGGCCCCGGTCCCCGTGATCGCCCCAGAAAAGTGCAGCCCCAGGTACTGCACCGCGTCGGCCAGGTGCGAAAAGTGGTTCTTCTCTGGGGTCAAGGACCCCTGCCCCGACATCGTTTTACGGTACCGAAACCCCCACTCGAACCCGGCAATCATGTGTTTGCACCCAGGGTCCACCAAAAACCCTGCTTTCCCGTCGATCTGCCGCACCAACAGGGACTCCACCGCCCCGATGCGCTTCTCAGGGTCGTTGGTCGCCGCGCGCAGCACCTTGAACCCCCGTCGCTGGATGGCCAAGGCGATGGTGTCCTCACTGACCTGCGCGCGCTGCCAGCAGGCAGGGTCGGCCACGATGATGACGTTCGAGCGTTTGAACATCGGAAAATCAGCGGCCAGCCTCGGTATCAACAGGCGGTCCAGGAACGACTCCACGCCCATCGTCTCATCCTCCGGCACATAGCACTCACCCAGCACATTCAATCGCCCCCTGGCGTCCTGCTGCCCGATAGCGGCAGCGGCCTGCAACCCGTTGTCCATTCCGATGACCAGGGGGTTCAAACTCTGGCTGATCGGCTTCAACGCCTCTTTGGCCACATGGAAGCTCGTCTTCCAACTCCCCTTGTACACCGGGTTGCCGAAGTCCCCGGCCCCATACTGATTCTTGACGTAGACGTCCACCCACCCCTCTCGCTTGCCCGCCACCAGGTTATCGTAATACTGGGGGTCAAGGTTCTCTATATTTTCAGCATCCGGGTTCCAGCTCCCGTCCTCCAACATGGCCGGCGGCTGCATGAATACCTTGGCGGTCCTCGGTGGGCTGGTCATGAACGAATGCCAGAACGTCCCCATCGGCGGCGGGTTGGTGCTGCACACAACCCCCGGGTACGTCACCCCACCAGCAGCACGCGACGGAAACCGAGCTACCCGCCCTTGCAGCCCGTTGAACACCGTCTCATCGACCTCTCGGCACTCCTCCACCCAGGCAGCAGAGCACTCCACCGACAACAGCCGGCGTGTCCGCTGCCATCATGATCAGCTCGCTGCGCACCTTGGTCCCATCCCCAAGCCGCAGGTTGATCTCGAACGTGTTGTCGCTAATGCGCCACTCACCCATTGCCGCCCCGCCCAGCTTGGTCGGTATCTCCACGCACCACGCATCTATCAACGGCTTCACCGTGGTTTTGAGCTGCTGTATGGTATTTCGGAGGATGATGAACTTGGTGCGCCGCTCGCCTCCAAACGGCATCTGGCTCACGGCCCGGCGCAGAATGTCCATCAGGGCCACGGTACTCTTGCCTCCACCTATGGGCCCGCAGATCAGCTTCAGGAAGCTCCGGTCCTGCAAGAAGTCGTCCCCGGTCTTGCCCGGCGTGTAGTCAAACATCCAACCCCCCCAGATCAGCATTCACACCAAGGGCCTTCAGCATCTGCGGCGACGGGGTCACCGCGTCCATCGCAAACACATCTGTCACGTCACCGGTGTCAGGGTCCACCTGTGTGACGTCCACCCGTCCGGCGGCCCTATTGAAATTAAAGTTGAACACCGGCA